TTGCCCGTCATTGATATTTTACCAGCGACTTGTGGGCCATCCCCTGACCCGTCATTATTGTAAAACTCTAATGAACTGAATTCGTTAGAGTCTTGACCCACACCCGCTATGCGAACTGTTGATGTTACACCGGCGTCAACTGTGAGGCCCGCAAACGTACCAGCCGCAGGAGTTGTCCCGCCGATCACTGTGCCGTCAATTGTGCCGCCGTTGATGTCAGCAGTTGGCACAGTTACAGTGCCAGTAAACGTCGGGCTGGCGATTGGTGCCTTGGTGTTAAGCTGTGTTTGTATGGCAGACGTGACGCCGACTGTGTAGTTCAATTCAGCTGTAGTAGCAGTAACACCGCTTAGGTTATTGATCTCAGCAGGAGTTGCTACGATAGCTGTACCAGCTACAGTTAGACCGTCTGTGAAGACGTTAGTGTAAGTGGCTCCAGCCGTGCCTAACGCGTAGGTAGAGGTAGCTTTAGGGTATAGTGCAGCAGCACCCGCAATGTAGTCCTGAGCTGGACCTACTACCTCAATAGCACCGCCTTCAGCACCAGTACCATCGTGTGTGTGACCAGTGCTCTCACTGAATGCAGCTACGATAGCATCGAATTCACCATCCAAGTCCGCTGCGTCAATGACTTCACCGTCAGCAATCTGATTGGTTGTATCGTTCCGTGTGTATCCAGTTCCCATTACTTCTTATCCTCTGTTGAGTATTCTAGTATTATTGTGTCTAAGGTAAAGGGTGCTCCACCTTCAAAGACATATTGTAAGCTTGCTGTGAAGAAGGAGCCAACGACCTGGGTCTCGAAGACCGTATCAGGAACACCCCCGTACGTACTTGCTCCGTATATAGCTCCACCATAGAAAGTAAAGGAACCACCACCTGATACAGCTGAAGATTTAGGTTGAATCTTACTAGGCACGTTGAAATCGTATCTCAAGTTTAGAGTACCTGTAACAACACCCTCTGGGTCAAAGTAAGTTTTAACCTTATACGCTGTCTTACGAACAGAAGGGTCATTAACAGCCATAAACGGAGTAGAGTAAGCCGAGGTAATAGCTAAACCATCAAAGTCAGAACCTGACTCTAGGCGGTACACGTACTCGCCATCATTGGTGAATACAGAAACCTCCGTATCGTTAGAATAGGCTGAGGAAGCCCTGTAGGCCTTGATACCCTTGGTGGATGACCAGGCAAGACTTTGTGCATTCTGGTCTAGAAACTGTGTTCCGATATAACCTATAGTATTCTGTTTGTTGGTAGTAGACACGTACTTCATCAGTCGGTACTGATTCTTCTCACGTACAAGTAAGGAGCAGTACTTAGAGCCAGGGGAGACGTAGTTCTGGAACTCTTCTTGAATCTGACGGGAGGCTAGAGCTAAACTGAAGTCACCGATACGGTCAGTAGCACCAAGGAAACGGATTCCATCGGGTGCTAAGAATAGGATGTCCCCACCCACCTCCTGAATAGTGTCCCCTTGTACACAGCCAATACCAGTAGTGATCGGGTCTAACCTCCAATCAGCAGAGCTAGAGCCTGAGATACGGGTGATGTTTGTCTCAGTGAAGTTAATGAGTTGGTCACGGAAAGCTTTAAGACCTGTACACTCATTTGGGAGGCGATAAGAAGCAGCGCCTAAGGCAACTGAGAAACTAGTCTCGTCAAAGGGAGCTGTAATTACTACAGTATTACCTTTAGCAAAGAATAGGTGATCCTTGAAGGAAGCCACATACTCAGCACCTACAACGTCTTGACTACCTTGTAATGTTTTGTAATCGACACCTGATATGACAGCTGGTTTGTTAAAGTTGTCTACGAGTACTGTCTTAAAGGTACCATCAAAGTTAAAGTCAGTGAATCGAACGGAGGTCCCACCTGTGTGAGTAGAACTAAGGAAAGTGATAACTGCGTTGTCAGCTGGGGACGACGCAAGGGATGGGGAGATCGAGAGGGTAGCGGCACCGGTTGTAGCAGTAGTGTCAGCCAAGACAGTATACACCTGCTCGATGCCAGCTACAGAGAACGTGTCACCCTGCTGAGGTACGTAGGCGTCAGATGCTATTCCGTCCATGACTAGGGTAGCGCCTGCTTGACCAGCGCCAGAGACCAACGGAGTCCCGTAGTCAGGTGTGCTGAGTTTAGTCCATCCTGAGCCTGAGCTGGACCAGAGGGTACCCCCACGCATCGTGTAGACCTTAGAGGCAAAAGAGGAGTAATGAACACCCTCAATAAGGGATTGACCGAATGTAAATGTTACTGCAGCTTTGTCAGCTGGGCTAGAGTCCAGTGCTGGTGTAATGGAGAGTACAGCTGTCTTATTAACACTATCAAATGTAACTGAGGTGACAGTATAAGTACCTGCTACACCTGCTATAGTGAATGTATCAGCAATAACTGGTGTCTCATGTACGTCAGCTACATTGAGTACAGAACCAGTCTGACCTGAAGCTTGAACAACAACAGAACCGTAAGGCTGTACCATAGTCTCATCGAACTTAGTGAACCCACTAATACGACGATAACCACCCTTAATGGATGGCTCAAAGTTAATTAGGACTCGGGCTGAGCCAGGCTGGTCAAGACCTTGCTGTAACCGAGATAGGTTAGACACAAGACCACCTGCAAGCCGAACAGGGAAGGACTCCCACTGAGTAGGCATTAGAAACCTCCGTAGGAGTTACGAGTAGGCAACCGAGTATCTCGTAAATAAGTGTAATCACTATTGATGTAGATACTACGCATAGCTTTGATACCATCGTCAAACTTAGCTTTAATACGGTCAGCAGTCTCAGTGTCACCACGGAAGAAGTACACGTAATACATGGCTCCATCTACAATCACATGACGGAAGGCTTCAGGAAGAGAAGGTACGTCAGAGTACGTTACAAGGTCAGTAGGTAGCTGGAAGTACTCGTAGGAGAGCGTATAAGCCTCGTTAGGCACAGGGTGCACTACGTAGCCTAGGTTAGGTGCCTGAGCTACTACACGGGGTACGTCACGGTCTGTAGTCGTTGTTGTGTATTCAGACCCGACATACTGGCCGATGTACTCGTCGTAGTCAATATGCTTCAGTACGACAGTTGGGTTGCCAAAGGTAGCATTCTCACGGATACGGAATGAGCCCCAGTCAATTACTTTAGTGTTAGCCTGGAAGGCGTAACGGCTAGTACCGTCTACCAACGTCTCATCATAATTAACGTGGTTGTGAGGCCAGTTATAGGCTTTCTGGTTAAGGTCACGGATAGCTGAGTTGATAGCTGTCTTAGCTGTTGAGTAGAAACCCACGGCAGAGGTAAAGTTAGAAGATGTCAGTGGTGTCTCGTTAACACGACCATTTACGTCGTTAACAAGGCCTAGATAGTCGTATGCCATTGAGTTCTACCTTCTTTATGGGTCTAGAAAGGGTTAGAGGCCCCCCGAAGGGGCCCCTAGTTAGTCTTATGCGAGTTGGTCACGATCTACTTCAGCAGCGTCACGAGTTGCCTCGTTAACGTCAACTACGATAGCCCAAACACGAGCAGTAACACCAGCAGTTGTACCAGAGATAACTGTTACAGCATCAATAGTGTCGTCGTCAGCAGAGATACCAAGTACTTGTGTACCGAATACCATTGTACCGGCAGCAGCAGCATCAATGCTAGTAGCAGCCATAAAGGTAGTTGTAGCATCAGAGACTGCAACAGTGAATGTAGTAATATCTTCTACTGCAGTGATGACTTCTACACCAGATGCAAGAACAAGAGTACCAGCTGCAACAGCTGGGCCTACAACAGTACCGGAAGCGGTACCAAGGTTAACCGTCTTTTCGACCATGTAGGCCTTAGACGTAAGGGAAGTTGAGAGAGCCATTTAGGAATCCTTTCAAGATGTATGACTAAGAGGAATAGGTACCCCAGTTTCCCAGGGTACCTGTTCACTTATGCAAGGTTGTACTTTGCAGTTACCAGAGCTTCTGGACGAAGGATCTTACGACCGTAGAGGTGCATACCACGAACGATGTCAGCAAAGCTGTCAGGGTCACGGTAAGTCTCAGTCTTGT